TAAGTTTAATTTTTTTACCTTTTTCTAATTCTATTATTTCATATATATCACGCCTTACTACAACACAACCAGAACCAGTCTTAAAAGTACAATTATAACTAGTCTTAAAAGTACAATCAGAACTAGTATCAAAAGTACAATTATAACTAGTCTTAAAAGTACAATCAGAACTAGTATCAAAAGTACAATCAGAACCAGTCTTAAAAGTACAAACAGAACCAGTCTTAAAAGTCCAGCCACTTAATCCACTAAAGTCTAATACTAATCCATCTTCATTACTAGAAAATGTTTTAGTATCTTCATCTATTGTATAAAGTTTTTTGCTTAAAGGTTCTCCGTTTTTTGTTATTGAATATTTCATGTTATTAGTTATTAAGTTTTAAATTAAGCTACGCTATTAAGCTTCTGCTACATCTCTATAAGTCATCCTTTCATTAGGGTGATTTATATTGTCTAATGTAATCTTCTTCACATGGTTTACAGAAACCGTGGCTGATGTCGTATTCACACCTTTCTCTAGTTTCCATAATTATTTTAGACCTTTCATCTAGTGGTTTTTCGCAAGAGCAACATGCTCTTACAAGCGGTTTTTCTGTTTTCATTTTTTAATGCTTCCATGACATTAAAAGTTAAATAAATCTTGCTAATATTAATAAAATTTAAAATGTGGTATTGATTTCTCTCTATGATTATATCCATAGAATACTGTTCCTTCTTTCCATAGCCTATAGCACTGTTGTAGTTGCCATTCTGGATCTGAGAAGAATCTAGGGTCATTTACTATTTTAGGGTGGTATCCAGCGTGTATCTGACAGAAGCCATAGCTAGGTTCTCTTACTCCGTTACTGTATACAAGGCTCTGTCTATCGTGATTAAATAATCCATTCTCTCCTTTCAGCATATACATAAACTCCTTATCGTATCCGCTTATTCTCCATGCTACTTGCGTCCAGTGCTTTTGATATTCATTATAATTGCCTACAAGCTCCATACGTGGAATATATGGCAATTTCCAGTGATTTTCTGTTGGTGGTTCTACATTGAAGTTAAGCATATTACTTGCTTCGGCTTCTTCTATTAAGAACATCTTATGAGTTGGATATTCTCTTAATTTTAAATCCTGATTCGTTTGTTCCGGTATTTGGAAGCAACTTATCACGAATATCATTAGCAGTAGAATTAATACTACTATTATTTTGTCTATTGTATGTAATTTTTTCATTGTTATTTTTGTTTTGGTAATTAGTAAATCTTTCTAGCAATCCCCACACGTGGTAGATTGTGAATCCAGCTAGTATTGATATTATCAAATTAACTGTTACGTATAAAATTTCAAAGTTCATATTATTTTTTGGTTATTTTTTATTTTTGTTTTTTTGGCTGTGCCGTTTAAATTGTAATCCGCTAGACCCATTAGATCCAGCAGGGTTAAAATCAAACTATTTTTTATTACGAATTGAGATGTATTCAGTTACTTCTATATCTGTGCCATCTAAAACCTCACCTGTATCTTTTAGTAAATTATTTGCAACGCTTTTGAATCTAATAGTATCAAACTTTTTAACATACATATCTTCAAGTAATCCACGTTGTTCAAGGTCAGCATCAAGTTTAGATTGATCAACTACCTTTGGAGTCTTCTTTTGAGCTATAGATATAGTGTTTTGTTCCGTACCTACAGTCTTCATACCTTGCTCCTTCATTGCTGCCATAAGTTGCATTTGTAACTCTTCTTTTAAAAACATTTGCTCTTGCATTTCTGTACCGTGTTTTTCTTTGAGCTTATCTATTTTAGATCTTTGCTCATTAAGTTTTTTAGCTATTTCTATTATAGTCATGTTATTTAGTTATAGTTGGTAAAGGTGTGATCTCATCAAACTTCTCTATTAGAAGTTGTTTTTCAGCGATTTTCTCCGCTTGTTCGTACCTGTGGCCTTGATCACCATATAGTCCAAATTCTTTTGGATGAGCCACTACGATGTTAATTATTCTATCTTTTGTCATTATGACGGGTATTAATTTATAAAAGGTGGTGTTGCTTACTCTGACAGTCAGTAGACACGATCTGAAGCTAATGAGTCGATTAACCTATGAAATTTCAGTTATCAACACCACCGCAACTGTATTATAAGGATTCTTGTTTTGCTCTTTCTCCTTCTATTGCATTATCAAATGATTCTTTACAATACTCTTCAAAGTCTTGATCCCAAAATCTATCGTTTTCCATCCACTCTTCTATAATCTGGTCATCTTGTCTACATTCTGGCTCTATTTCATCTGAATAGTCTCTTGTTAATTCCTTTATGTTATCTGTTACAAATTGTTTAAAGTCTTGTTCACAGTAGTACATGTTATTTATTGTTAATAGAGTAAAATATTTTCTTAGCCTTTTTGATTTCTGCCGGAGTGGTAAAACCAGCTTGGCTAGTGATACATGGCTTATTGTTTGTGGAGGATATCTCTATCCAGCCAGTATCAGTCTTAAACTTTATCACACCATGTTCTACTTTTATTATTTTGATTGACATATTATCTATTATTTATTACCCAGTTAATAGTTCTACGGAACTCATAGGCCATTGATATATTTGTATACTTACTCATTATATTATTGTTAATAATAATTTGAGGGTTATTGCAGCTGGTGAGATGAGTGACTTTTTATATTATTTTTTGTCCTCCTGACCTTGCTACACTCTTAGTATATATCATTTGATACATAAAGTCAATACTATTTTTTAATTATGTCAATAGATTATAAGCTGTCAAAATACTCTTGAAGTAATATAAGGTTACCTCGTCTTGGCTTTCTTAAGCCATTATACCAAACACTTATTTGGTTTGGTTGCATACTTAGAGATTTTGCAACTCTATACATAGAAAGTTTTTTTTCACCTTTCTCTAGTCTTTTTGCATTTTCTGTATCGAATAATTCTTTTACTATATTTATTTCAGTCATTATGATATGTCTTTTAAAAATTGTTGTAATTCTTGATCATTAGAACGCTGTATTTCCATTTCTTCCATTCTAGCGTTTAGTAACTTGCTTGTTTGTTCTGATGCCGCTTTAAAGTCCTCATCACTTTCTTTTGATTTAGGAGGAGATGCAAGTTTACGTCTCCCCCTTTTTGCTTTCTTTCTAGGTTCCTTGAGGTGCTTAGCGGCTATTAGTTTCCCGAGTTAACACTGTTAACCATAGGTGTACTAGGTGTATCGTTATAAAATGGAGTACTAACAACATTTGCTTGGCCACCATTTCCTCTTATTCCTCCCTCCATTTCTTTTTCTTCAATAGTAGCATTTGGATTTATATCTTCACCAGCTTGTTTAGCGATTTTAGCATCAATAAATTCTTTAATTGATTGCTTTTCATTTAATTCTGCGATAACAGCTGAATTCATTGGATCTTCATTGCGTCCAGGTGTCACGCTATATTTAGTGCTCATACCTGAACCAGTTTTAGTAATAATAATATCAAATGGAGGTATTCCTTCATATTGATATTGAGATGATTTAGCTAATTTAGATATTTCACCAGCAACTGACCATCCAAAGTCAGCGATTTCAATTTTATTAGTTTTATAATTGAAAACGTAACAACTGAATTTGTGAGTTACTTTCTTATCCTTTTTAAATTCCTCATCCGCATTTTTAGCGAATACAGGTTGTATTCCTTTTCCAAGGAAATATTGTCCATAATGAACAGGGGCAGATAAAACACGGACTATGTTTTCTCCGTCTTCAATAGTGAAGAAATCACCACCTGTACCAATTCCAAGATCTAATGCTTGGTCATCTAAATTTGACCATGATAGGTCTTCTTGTGTGTTACTCATAATAATAAATGAGTTAAAAAATAAATATGTCTTGGTTTCCTGTGTCCTATTTGACTGTGGAGAGTAGACATCAATAAATATATATCAATAAATACAAAAAGTCAATAGTATTTATAATCAATATTAAAATTTATATGGCTTAACACTCCGGTGAATTTTACCGCATACTCTTGATGTATCAGGAGTAAAGGTCCCCATATCAGCTTGATCAGGGTGTCTTTCTACATGTTCTGCATAAGTCATCTTATCCCGCACAGCCAGCGATTCTATCGGTTGCTCCTTGCACACCCTCATTTCCGCAATTTTCTTGTTTATTTTCTTGTTCATCATTATTAAAGTTAGGTAATTTTATTTCTTTCCAATATTTTTTTGGCTCATCTCCATATATTTCAAAGTATTGTAGTATGCGTCCTTTATTGGTAAGACCGTAAAACTGGCTATTATAATCCATGTATCCACAGTCACTAGCCATAGCTTCTGTAGCTATTATTTGTATAAATTGTTCTTTCATCTTAATTATAGGTTATTGTTTTTATAGTTCTTGAGTATTTATATAAAGGTTTATCATCATTATTTCTCATGGTGTCATAATTAACCTCTGTCCAAGTTTCACCATCATGTGACAATTCATATATGATTACTACATGTTTTGATTTACCAGTGAATCCATTGGTTGTTACTTGGTGTTTTCTCCAAACAACTTCTGATTTAAGTTTTTTCATATTTATAAATTATAAGTAATATCCACCATCTGGGCGCTGTTTAGCCTTATGTTCTACTAGAACAATGCCAACTCCAGGTCCAAATTGTTTTGTTAAATGTTGTAATGTTAAGCAAGTCACATCACCATTCTCTCTTATATAGGTAAGTATTTTCATAGCCTCATCATTCTTTGGCTTATCTATAATAGAATATCTGCGACCAACATTACTTCCGTGTACATCTTCAGAAAATATCTTCCCCCTCTCTTCAGCGAGTTCTTTTACTTGAGCAAGATTATCAGCTATCCATCTAGTAGCCTCTTGATTGTTCGGTACAAATTTCTGTTTTCTTATTACTGTTTTTGTTATTGGTCCTTTGTCTTGGTTTTCTATTATATAGTCATAAAGTCTTTCTGCATCAATGATTTGCTCTGCTCTATAGAAGCGTACAAGTTGTTCACTGAAGAAGTTAACTTGGTATATAGCCATTTCTATATCATCTACATCTATAGTAAATTCATTTCTGTTCTGCACTGCCATAATTGCAGCAAGCTTTATCATCTTCCATGACCTACCAGCAATATCACTTGTAATGTGAGCGTTGTCAGAATTTCTTTTTTCCATTGCCAGCTTCTGATTTTCTTCATGGTATTCATCATATCTAATTACAGCATCTTCTGTTAGTGTAAAAGTCTTTGAGTCATGAAATATATAGTCATCTACAAATTTAATGTTACGAGTTCTATCAACAAGGTCGCTGAAGAACTTGCTAAGCTTTTCTTTAGATTGTATCGCCATTCTTCTTTTCTCTCTTTTTTCTTTAAGATCTACCTTTATATATGGCTTTGATTTAGGACAAGCTACCAAGCAGCGGCGTGCGTATCCGCGTTCAAAAATGTATCCTAAGTTATCACTTGAGCTATCTGTATCTATTACACTGTGCACGCTCATTGTTTGTGGAACACCGTACACTGGAACTACATTTTTATTTGATTTAATTGATTTAGCCTCACTATTTCCATTGTCATACACCTCTTTTATTAATGACATGAAGTATTCCTTATTTCCATCTGTACCTTTTATATAGTCTAAGAACTCTCCGCAATACCAGTGAATAGACCCAAAATGCGCATTATCCATCTGCTCACGATCCGCAACAAACCCCTCGGCGGTCGCTGATGTTATTTTAAATGCAAGACGGCGAGGATGATGTTCTTTTCTGTATGCTGTTGCTTGAGCGCCCTTAATTCCTTTTTCTTCTATTTCTTGCTCTATCTCTTTCAACCTCTTTTCATAATATTGATGCTCAAGATATTTCTTTCTTTCTGTAAAGCTTTCAGTTAGAGTAGCCAGCGTTTGTTTTGACTTATCCTTACCCACACCGGAATCAGCGAAAACTATTGAATAGATATTTGGAAACGTATCTATTTCAAACTCATCATTGTATATTTTTATTCTATTGAAGCAAAGTATTTGAGAAATAATAACATTTATATTAAGTAAATGAATTTCGACTGGAGTATTTGGATTAAGCGGAACTAAATAATCATTTATTAATATCTGAGTTACTATTGGTAATTTTAAAATGTCGAGATTTGTCATAGATTTATTTTTTTTGTTAACAATGAGCATTGTATCAAATGATAACTAGAAAGTCAACCCATTATACCTTGACAGTTTTATTGGTAAATCTTAGTCATCAAATGATACAGTTACTTAATGATATATATGAAATGACTTATTTAATTTAAAACAGCATAGAAAATAGCGGATGGCTTAGTGAAGCAGTATAAATGTATATATATTTCTATTTTTTTATTTTATATTATTATATATATTATATATTATATTATTTTTATTAATCACACGTTACGCGTAAGAGTAAGCTATTTATTATGTTTTATTAATTTTTATCAATTTTTAAAGAATTTTCTATTTAGGACCCCAAAATCCAAAAAATAGAGAATATGAAAAAAAGTATGATTATACAATGTTAAAAAGACTTTACTTTTATATCATGTGATATATAATGGAAACGATCTAACAAAATATTATGTCAGTTGATTTAAAATTCATTGAACAGATAAAAGAACAGAAAGAAGGAATAGTTTCTGAGATAAATGAATGTGCATTAAGGCATGATAAACTTTGTAATCAATTAGAAGCAATTAATACATTATTAAAAAATTATGAACAACCAACAGAACAAACAAACGGAAGTGAAACCACTGGGAAAGAGTCCAGCGGAGGCAATGATGGAGAGCAATCAGGAACCATCAGTGCAAACATCGGTGGAACAGAACAAGAACCAAGACAACACACCCCAGGAAAAATCGACACCAGTGAAGGAGGACTCGGAGACAGTGATACAGGACAAGAACAATACCAGTCAAGACACACCGGAAGTATCGAAACCAGCTTCATTGGAATCGAACGAAAAATCAACAGGGACCCAAGTAAAAACAGATAGTGAACAAGTTAGCACTGAAACAGTTGAAAAGCTAAAGAAAGAACTTGAAGAAGAATATCCTGACAATGTTGATAACGAACCAATGACTACTAATGAAAGAATTCTTGAACTTGAAGCTCAAGTAAAAATATTACATGAAATATGTGATCAACTTTATTGGACTGCAAGCAGACAATATTCTGCTCCAAATGTTTATGATAAGAAGTTAGCTCTTGATAAAAGATATAAGCTAAGTGAAGCTGAACGTATTCATCAACAAAATAATAGAGGATAATTATGAAGAAAGAAGATTTACTTAAAAAAGCACAAAAAATACCTAGTGATAGGATTAAAGATATTCCAAAGGATGAGAAAAAGCAAACAGTAGATTATGCTGAAGCCATGAGAAATGATAACAAGGTGGCATTTCAAATTGGATTACTTGATAGACTTGACGTGCTAATTGACGTATTAACAGATATAAGGAATAATATGAATGCGGGATTAGACCTTTAATAACAATTAATTTTTAATATTATGGCTACAAAAAAAGTATTTTTATGTAAAAAGAATGATGGTAAATGTAAGAATGAGTGTGCTCCTTATGGGAATACTCAATACCATTGTCCATCTCATGGTGTTCTTGATAATAATGAAGTAACAGAAAAGATGCCAGCAACTAAAAAGACTGCAAAGGAATCAGGATCTAAGGAAGTAAAAGCTCCAAAAATTAAAAAAACTAAATAAGAAATAAACAATGCCAGCTGGAAGACCTCTTTTATTTAAATCACCAGAGGAATTACAAGGCAAGATAGACGCATATTTTGACTATTGTGATAACTATACAAAGACGGTGAGTAAGTTTGTAAAAGAGGTCGAACCTGAGTCTCAAAAGATGATAGAGGTGCTTAAAGAATTTGAGGTTAATGCACCTAAGAGATATACGTTAAGTGGCTTAGCAGTTTTCCTTAAATGTGATAGGGCCACACTAGCTAATTATGGAAGGACTGAGGAATATTTCAGCACGATAAGGCAAGCTAAGGAAAGAATTCTTTGTCAACTGGAGGAGAGTCTAATAAGTAACGAAGGTAATGCACAAGGTCAGATCTTTGTATTAAAAAATGGATTCGGCTTTGTAGATAGACAAGAAGTAGCTCACATTGATAAGAATATTGGTGATGAATTGAATGAATTACAAACTGGTAAAGCTAAACTAATTGACAATGGCACTAGACCCGAGACTGGCGGACAAAGACTGGAGAGTGGAACACCTGTACAAGATAAGACACAAGAACGGGTACAAGACGATTTTCACAAAGAATCCAGCTCAAGCCCACTTCAATCAAAACAAGGCGAACAAGAACATAATATTGAAGAGTAGGCAGCTTGGCTTTACTACTTTTGAGTGTGTAGATTCTTTTGATGACACATTGTTCAAACAAAATCACAATTCTTTAATTATTAGTTATGATGCAAACTCAAGTACAGACATATTCGATACAAAGATCGACTTTGCATGGAAAAACTTTAAAGAAGATGTTAGTTCATTGGCATCACGTTATACAGTTGATGCAGATAACAACAACTCGCTCAAATTTGAATTTGGTAATGGTTCCTCCTCTTCTGTATCGGTACGTCAATCCGGGCGTTCAGGTACTTACCAAAGAGTTCACATATCCGAGTTCGCAAAGATCTGTCTTAAATATCCATTACGGGCTAAAGAAATTATTACAGGAACCTTACCAGCTGTCCCACTTAGCGGTCGCATAGATATTGAGTCTACAGCTGAAGGAGCTGAAGGTTATTTTTATGAGATGTTCATGGATGCTTGGGATAACAAGGATTTTGACCCTGTACATGATTACAAGGCTCACTTTTATAATTGGCAATGGGATAAGGAAGAAATAGCAAGTATTGAAACACGTCATGATTTGCCTCCACAGTTTCAAGCTTATCGTAATAAGGTTAAGAAAGAGTACGGTATTGATATTAATGATCAAGAACTTACTTACTATTACACAAAATGGAAGCTACTAAAGAAAGACTGGGAGCTTCTTAAGCAAGAATATCCTACAACACCAGAAGAAGCGTTTGATGTTGCTCTTGCTGGTTGTTACTATATGAAACAAATGCGTGCAGCAAGTGAAGAGGGTAGATTGCTTGAATTTGATATTGAACCTAGTCTTCCTATCTATACTTGGTGGGATCTTGGTCTTGATGATGAGAATGTTTGTGGATTGTTTCAGTTCTTTGAGAATGAGATACGTTTAGTAAAAGTGATTCATGGATCTGATGAAGAGATTAGTTATTATCTTAAGAAATTAAAGGCAATGGATCACCCAGGTGGGATTGAAGAAATAAATTTCCCTTGGGATGGTAATATTCGTAACCTGGCCACAAAGACTTCATCTTATGATGTTGCTAATAGTCCTGAATATTTTAAGGGTAAGGTTAAGTTGGTCCGCAATACCGGAAAGATGGAAGGTATCAATGCTTGTCGTAGAACATTGCCTCGTGTTTGGTTCAACATTGGAGATCCTGGAGTAGTTCTACTTGTAAAAGCCATGCGTTATTATCGTAAGGAGCGTGATGAAAAGCGTAACGTATGGAAAAATACACCAAATCATGACTGGACATCTCACTATGCTGATATGATGCGTTACATGTCTCTTGATCAATATGATAGACCAAAGGTACAAACAAAACCTAAACAGTATGTTCAAGGTAATCAGAAGCCAGCACATGAAATGACTGACTTTGATCAAGCGTTTCCAGATGAAGACGAACCAATGTTCACTTTCTAAAAAAGCTATTGACTTTTATATATTATTTGATACAATATTTTTTGCAGATATTAAAATATTTAATTACCCGTCAATATGACTGACAACATACAAACAGAAGAAGAAAAGGCAAAGATGATTCGTGATTATAAACTAAGTAGAATGTCTCGTGCAGAAAGGAGACAGTTCTTAAGAGATGAAAAAACTGTAGCAACTCATTACAATGGTGAGTTCAGAGTTCATCAAAAGGGTCAGATCAAAGAGGCTTTCTTTGAACATAATAAATTATTCAATGAAGCTAAGTTAAAGAAGAAGCAAGATAAAGAACAGAATAGAGTGTTGCGTAGAATTGCCGATGGTAAACCTAACGCTAAGAGTTATATTTAACCAATTATCATGAATAACATAAAAGCCGGAATCATATCATTCATATCAATATCAATAGCACTACTTATTGTTTCTGGATATATACTTAACTTTGGTAAGTTCTTCTTCACTTGTGATTTTGAACGTATCAATAAGTGTGAGATTGTAAGAGGTATAGGAATAGTAATGCCACCAGTTGGTGTAATTGCTGGACATTTTGATATTGAAAAATAGTAAAAATTAAAAAAATCGCATCATTTTGTTAAAAAAATGAGGCTTTTTTATAAAAAACTTTACAAATTGTTCAAAAAAGTCTACATTTCAGATAGATTAACAACAAATTATGACAAATTTAAGAGGTTATTCAATGAATGGGAAAGCTTTGATGAATAAATTTTTTCCAACTAATTCTGAATATAAACCAGTAAAGGCTAATGCTAAAGATGACTTTGCTGTTTTTTGTGAACGTAGATTCCAAGAAATGGCGAGAGCACGTTCAACTTGGTATTCAAGAATGCGTAGAACTTATGGTTTATGGGACGTATTTCAAGATTGGTTACTTGAGGGTGAAAACTTTAACAAGGCTGTTCGCTTTCCTACATTAAGAGATGTAGCAAAAGGAATTAAGACTGAAATCATGCGAACACCGCCTGATGTTAATCTTGAACCAGAATTTGGTGATCATAAGTTTAGAGCACAAGCACTTGAACACAAACTTCAATCTGTTTTAAGTTCTT